TTTGATGGTATGTATTTAATAGATGAAATTTGGGATGATGAATGGATGGAAAATAGATTAATGAAAATAAAACCAACACATTGGATGGAATTGCCTCAGCCACCGATAATAAAATTATAGATAATAATAAAGAGAGTAATTAAATGAAAAAAAATGATAAAGAAATTACAGTAAATTATACTAGTAAGCTTATAGAAACTTCAAACAAATTTCTTATTAAAAAATTATCCATTTTTGAATCAATGCATACTGGACAATTAATAGATATAACTTTAAGTGCTCATCTCTCTTCATGTTTTACTATGATGACTTATATTGCGGAATCATCAGATAATAAAACTATTTTAGTTGAGGTAAATAAATTTATTAGAAAAATGGAAGATATATTGCCTGCCATTATTCCATTTGGCAAAGTAGAAGTATCAAAATAATTATAAGGATAATCAATGAAATTTATTATATATGTAATAATAGTAACAATTATTAATTTTTTTATCTTTCATCCTTATATCCATGCTATAAATTTAAAAAATGCGTTAGTTATGATTTACGCCAGTGGATCATCTGCTTTCTTATTGTTTACTATATTTGATGATATTTTAAGGTTATTAAATGAATAAATTATTAAATAAAATATTAATTAAATTAAAGTGTAAAATAGGTAATCATGAATTTTATAAAGGTTATACTTCATCATCCTCAGAACGATATATATGTAAAAATTGTAGGTATATTTTATAAAAATTGAAGACATTCTTAAAGACCCTAAAAAGTATCATGATAATTTTAGAATTAAAAGACCATAATGATAATAACTGAAAAACAATTAATTATGCTTTATGAAATGGGAGTTTTTTTAGCAACATTAAATATGCATGGAAATGCTTGGAATCCTCCTTTTAGTAAAGAGACGATGGTTAAATTAGTAAATGAAATTTATAATCAACAATCAAATAAATTAATCGAGGTTAATGATGGAATTAATAACTAATTGGCCGCAAGCTACAGTATTATGCATTTTATTTATATGTATAGCATCTGTTTTTTCAATATTAATAATAATGACATATAAATAATGGAGACTAAAGAATGTCTTGTATATCAGAAATTTTAAAGTTAAAAGGCGATAAAGAATATTTAATGATAAGTGAATCATGCATGGCAGAAGATGGTGGAATATATAAAGATTATGAGTATTTAATTACATTTAATGATAGGGGCTTTAGATGCGGTTATGTTACCATTAATAACGATCATAAAGTATATAACTATAATGATTATGATAGTCTTGATCTTTATGTTCACGGTGGGGTTACTTTTTTTGATAAGTCTGATTTCATATTAGAACCATCTTTAATAAAAACATCATGTGTCGATAAATGGATTGGATTTGATGCAGATCATGCATATGATGGTAGGAATTTAGAATTAGCCAAAAAATACTTTAATATTAGTGATGTTGATAACACAGATGGATATAGATTTTTGTTAAATAGTATAAGAACGCTTCAACAAGTAAGATCACAAGTAAGATCAAAAGAATACATGATTGAACAATGCAAAGAATTAATAGATCAATTGGTGGAATTAAATAATGAGTAATTTTTATATTTGTAATTTACTAGCAGTATTATGGTTTATAGCTGGGGCAATAATTAATATTAATTTAATTAAAAAAAATCAATATTTTAATATCATATGTTGCCTATGGTTAATTAATGCAATGGTTCAAAATTTTTTAGGAAAATAAATAAATGAAAAAACACATTAAAGACATGACGAAACATGAGTTTTTTGAAAATAATTATAAATCACTTGTCAAAAAATTCTTTGAATTTCACAATTATGAGGAAAACACCCCTTCAGCACGTGTTGTTACTGATTTTATTAATCAAATAACTTATATTGTACTGATGTTTATTAGATCAACTTATGAATTGAATGGTGGTCTTAAATTATCGAATTTTGAAGATTTCAAAAATATTTTTGTAGAAGCAATAAAAGAATCATTAGATAAATCTGAGTTAAAAAGAATAAATTAATAATTAAATAAGGAAGTTTCTTCATGGATGAGGTAGAGCGAAAGATACGCCTGCGTCTTAAAAATGACTTTATTCATTATGCTTCTAAATGTCTTAAAATTAGGACGGAGTCATCAGGATTACAGCCATTTATATTAAATGATGCACAATTATATTTACATAGTAAGGTTGAGCATCAATTAGCAACTACAGGAAAAGTAAGAATAATAATAGATAAAGGTCGTCAAATGGGATTAACGACTTATGTCCAAGGTAGATATTTTAGAAATGTTACACATAACTCTGGTACTAGAGCATTTATTTTAACGCATGAAGATAAGGCTACGAATAACTTATTTAATATGGCAAAAAGATTTTATGAGAATTGTCCTAAAGTTATATGTCCAAGAATTAAAAAATCAAATTCTAAGGAATTAATATTTGAATCGATTGATTCTGGTTATCATATAGGAACAGCCGGAAATAAAGGAGTAGGAAGGTCAGACACTATTCAGTATTTTCACGGTTCAGAGGTATCAAGGTGGCCTAATACTTTAGATATAGCGCAAGGTGTCATGAGAACCATTCCTAATGTTCCAGGAACAGAAGTATTTTTAGAATCAACTGCTAATGGTCAAGGTAATTATTTTCATGAGCAATGGCAAAAAGCTGAAACTGGTGAATCTGAATATTTACCTATTTTTATTCCTTGGTATTGGAAGAAAGAAAATAGTTCAAAACTAAAAGAAGGATTTAGTTTAACTGATGAAGAAGAATATTTAAAACAAATATATCAATTAACCGATGAGCAAATATATTGGCGTCGTCTTACTATTGTTGAATTATCCATTGGTGGGGATAGCGGTGAAAAATCATTTAAGCGTGAATATCCTTTTACTGCTGCTGAATCATTTGAAAATACTGGCGAAGATACATTTATAATGCCTGATTTAGTGGTGTCATCACGAAAGTGTCCTAATGTTGATGGTGTAGGTCACTTACTTATTGGCTGCGATCCTGCTCGTTATGGAGACGATAGAACATCTATTATAAGAAGAAGAGGAAGAGAGGCTTATGGGCTACAAAGTTATGTTAAAAAAAGTACCATGGAAGTGGTTGGTTTACTCCATCGTATTATTGTTGATGAGTCTCCCAATAGGGTATTTATCGACATTGGGGGACTGGGTGCGGGAATTTACGATAGACTCGTTGAGCTCGGTTATCGTGATATTGTGGTTGCAGTTAATAGCGGAGAATCTCCGTTTGATGAAAAGAAATACTTAAATAAGCGAGCCGAAATGTGGGGATTAATGCGTGAATGGTTATCTAATTATCCATGCAAAATACCTGATTTAGATTCTCTACATTCTGATTTAACCAATATTAAATATACTTACAATAGTAATTCACGTCTGCAATTAGAAAAAAAGGAAACGATGAAAAAGCGTGGAATTAGATCGCCAGATGAAGCAGACGCTTTAGCATTAACATTTGCATTGCCGGAATCAGCTATCATTGAGACTAAGCGTAAATTAAACAATGAAGCAGGTAAGGTTATATGGGATTCCATGCGTAATTTAGATTCATTAAAGAGAAAATCTTATAGTAAATAAACAATTAATTACCTTTAACACTAGATAAAATTTTGCGCTATAATTGGCTATTACTAACCCAATTGACAAGGATGTCATATGGAAGTGGCAAAAAGCTCACAAGACCAACTCGGTCGTATTAAAAAAAATATCAAAGAATCTTATGATGCATTTAAAACTAATTATGATCGTTATAATGAGTTTCGTAAGTTTGTCTTTGAGACCTCTCTTAGCGCGGATGATATTTCTCTTTTAACCTCTCTATCAAAACCTCAGTTAGAATTTAATATTCAGGAAGCTTATATTTCTAGATTAATGGGAGAATTCTCAAAGCAAGAACCTGATGTTGCCGTTAATGCAGATGAGCATAATATGACTGATCCAATGACTATAAAAGTCACGGAACAACATATTCGTCATACATTAACCGATTCGGACAATTATTCTGTTCGTTATGAGATTTATAAAGAAATATTAAGTGGCGGCTTCAGTGTTGGTAAAGTTAAAACAGACTATCTAAATACAATGTCATTTAATCAAGGTATTTTCATTGAAAAGTGTTTTGATCCAACTCTGTGCGGATTTGATCAGTTAGCGAGACTTTCGCATAAAGGCGATGGTCGTTTTTGCTTTGAACTTTATCCTAAATCTAAAGAAGATTTTAAGAATGAATATCCA